ACCTGAACCTTCTGGTTTTACTTGTGCTTGAGCGAAACCTGACAACATAACTTCTTCTTCAAAAGCTCTGTCAGATGACTCTGTTGTGTATATTGCAGTATGTTCTTGGTCATACTGTTTATACTCCAGGCCGAATAGGGCATTCAAACCTGGCTCTAGTTCTTTGACTAGTTGATTTCGTGATATAGCCATAATTTATATACTCCTATTATACCCCTGTAGTGTCTAAGAAGAACGACTGATTAATAAGAACTCTCCATACTACATTCGCAGATGTTAAGTCATTATTTTCAGGGTCTCTTGAGACTCCTACAATTTTAACTTGTTGATCAGCATTATTGTTAAGAGTCGAATCATCTAGAGTTGCTCCTGATATATAGTTAGGACTTCCTCCAGCTGAATACGCAATATCTGCTGTGTTACCCACGTCAGTTTGATCAGAAGCACCAGTGTTGTTACTTCTAACCTCATACTGCTGAAGCGGACTGTCGTTAACTAGTGCAACGATGTCTGTAGCAGTATTACTACCTTGTAAGTAGTTCTGAAACGTAGGCTTGTTTGTAGTAGCATCAGTGTAGAAAACACCATTTAGTGAGCCGATAATATCTTCTGTACCAGCTGTACCCACTACAACAAATCCACTTGCTGCCTGACAAACCAAATCTTGGTTGTAGATAGCAGATGAAGAAGCTGCAACAGGGTATTCACCTAAACCCATGTTCTCATAACCATTGCCATACATCTTAATTGGTTTCAAACCGAAACCAGTTGATGAACTATTAGCCATAGTTTTTTTCTCCTTGTGAGATGTTTTACCATCTCGGTTAGTTTATTTCGCTGGTTTCGAATTGTTAAAAAATTAACTACTCTTTGCCACCGAAGGTTGTACGAGATTGTCTATCGATATCGATAGGCATACTCTTATGCTGTTCCTTCATAAGATCGTTGTCTACTGCTCGTATTTGATCCTGCGCCTGATTCATGTAATATTCAGTACGCTGTCTCGCGATCTCTTCTGGTACCCTTGTCAGCACAAGGCCGCCGTGCCCGATAACCCCTGCGTATTTGCCATCAGTGATTGTAGGAAAGTCTTCTTTAGGGTATTCGTCAGCTCTAACTAATTCGTATCCTGATCTTAATCGACCTTGTACGTTTTTAGTGTCTACGAACCCTAGGATTTCTACCCTGACCCATCTGTGTCTAAATCCATCTGGCGCGTTGGGCGTATCTAAGTACGATGGTGGAGACCAAACTTTAGGTTGTACTTTTGGTGCAACCGTTTTAGCTTGTGATACAACTTTTTTAGTATCGCTTTGCTTCGTTTGACTCGCACGTGGTTTGGCTTTTTTATCTTTTGTCATATGCTTATGCCTCCTTCGTGTTCATAAGTTGTTTCGCATATTCTTCTAGTGGCACACCTAATTTTTTAGCAATTGCTACTTGGGAAGATGTGAGTTTCACCGATTTGCGACCTGTCTTTGGACTACGCGTTGCAGATGCAACAGTTTGAGTAGGTTTACTAGTCGTTTCTTTTACATTACCAAATTTATGCGGAAATTCAAGTTTAATTCTCTTGTCAATCTCATCATAATAGTCATCAGATTGAGGATCAAACCCTTCTTCTTCGGTAAGTTTCCTGTGTAAATCAAAAGCAGTGTAAGTCATTGCTGAATCTGTGCCAAACCAAGCGTTTTTTGATGCCCACTCGGTAGCTCTAGGGTCAGTTTGACCTGTAGGTTCAGGAAGTTCGGGTTTTTTAGGCTCTTTTTCCTGTTCTTCTCTTGCTTTTGACTCCATTTCTTGTCGAGTTTTGAGTTCTGCTAGTTTTGCTTGCTCATAACCTAACTGAGAAATCTGAGTTGAAGCTTCTACTTCTGATTTTATGTCGTTATTTTCTCTAGCAACCTTTAATTTTGATTGTGCTGCCGCTAAAGACGACTTAATTCTGTTTTCCATCTCTGATGCATAGCCTGTATCGAGTTGAGAAACTTTAGAAGTAAGCTGATCTCTTTCTTTTTTTGTACGTTCTGCAAAAGATAGCGCTTCATCGCGTTGCCTTTCGGCTTCACGCATTTTTTTTGTAAGTTTTGCTATCCTTTTTTTAACGCCTTCAGAATATTCTTCAAGTTCTTTACCTTGACCTTGTTGCTTATCACTCCCGTCAGCCTTAGTTTCAGAAACATCAGACTGCTCATCAGGTTTCTTAGATGAATCATCGGACTGATTATTGTCTTCAAGCTTTGTTTCACGTTCGTTTTCATAAGTTTTATCGATCTCCTTTTCTGTCGGTTGGTCTACAACTTTTTCGTCTTTTTCTTCAGGCAATTCGATCTCGGCACCAGGACCGCTAGTGTCAATATCAATTGTTTGTTTGTCTTCTTGCATAGTATCTCCTATGATTGTTAAAATTCGTGGAATATATCTTCAGGGTTTTCCACGGTTGCTAAAACTTCATCATCATTAAGAAGTCTTATCTCACCCCCATCTATTTTAATTCGTGATCCTGCATATCTTGCGAAGATAATCCAATCACCTTTCTTGCACCACGGACCTTCTGGGTATCTTTCTTTATCATAGCAATGAGGTCCCATATCCAAAACTAAACCACAAGTTGATGCTACTTGTGATCGTTCTACTGTTTCGTCTGCTAATAATATACCACCTTTAGTTTTTTCTTTTTGTTTAAAAGGTAAAACTAAAATACGCCAACCTGTTGGCTTAGGTAATTTTGATGATTCGTCTATTTCTTTTTTCTTTTCTTTTTCAACGCCAACTAATTCTTTATTTGGTAGAATCACCTTTGGCTTTGATGTCGATAACGGTTCCGTCTTTGTCATTTTGCTCCTTTTTGTTTAGCAGGGTGGATATTTCCTGACTTAGATACTGATAAGTTCGTATCTGTCCTAACATATATTGATATTTCTCCATATTGTCAACAGCCCCTGAAGCCATTGCAGTAACAACATCATCGTGTCTTTGTGTTATTATTCTCTGTAGTTTTGATATTAATATTAAATCTTCCATTATAGTTGCGTTCCTTTCGCTGGTTCAAACTCATCTAACACATCTAGTTTTTCTTTTGCGTTAGCGATTTTTTCTATTTGTTTATTTACTTCTTCAAGGTGTTGTGGATGTTCACCAATACCTACAGAATTTTCTAGATATATATTTGCTATTGTATCTGCCTCAGCTATTTCAGCTTCGTATTTGGCTCTTAGTGCTTCTAGTATTGATCGTCTTAACATTTCCATCTCCGTCTAGCCTGACGGATTCTGGAATTTGGATCGTTACGTGTTTTTGCTGATGACCTTTTTAATTGTCCTAGTGATCTAGCGCAGTATGATTTCCTACGATTAGCAGCTTTTGATCCAGGCTTCACTTTTCCTGTCACGGCTGTTTTTAGTTTTGAACCGGGATTTAATCTTCTGTAG